GTCGGTAGTTAATGCAGCCCGTGTATCCTTTGGTAAGAAGAGTGAGTCGTTGGGTAGTGTAACCGCCAATGGAGTTACCCGTCAGGTACTACATGATACTGACACCAAGCTAATCAACTACCTAGCCAAGCATAAACATACCTCACCCTTTGGTCATTGCTTTGCATCCTTCCACATCAAGGCACCTGTGTTTGTGGCACGACAGTTGGTTAAACATAAGTTTCTGCGTTGGAATGAGATCAGTCGTAGGTATGTAGACACTAAGCCTGAGTTCTATGTTCCTGATGTGTGGCGTGGTAAGGCAGAAGATAAGAAGCAAGGTAGCGATGGTGTTATAGAGGAAGCAACGCACATCCTATACAGCAATAATGAGTTCTATGGTTGTATAGATGAGACAGACCCATACTATCAATGTCTTAATTCCTATGAGGGTTTATTGAGACTAGGCGTGTGTCCTGAACAGGCACGTATGGTACTACCACAGTCTATGATGACTGAATGGTACTGGTCAGGTAGCCTTGACGCCTTTGCAGATATGTGCAATCTTAGATGTACAGGAGATACACAATTAGAAACTAGGCTAGTAGCAAATCAAATCTGTGACAGTATGAAGGAGCTATACCCTGTGTCATGGTTTGCATTGAGATTAGAGAAATGATTAGACCTATGACAGAAGATGAACGCAAGGCAGCACATGAGCGTGACAAAAACAATAACTGGCGTAAGTGTGTCAGTTGTGGTAATGCAAGTAAGTCTACGTGGTGTTCATTTTGTTTGGAGGAAGAATAATGTTTACAGTAGAGTTTGAATCCGATGCAGCAGTTATCACTACGCTAGATCAGAACGACAACTTTGAAGATGTAGAGATGGTGATTGCCGACAATGGTATTGTATACATGAGACAGTACGATGAGAAGATGGATGACTATCAGATGTTATTCATGAGCTATCAACAGTTCACTGACATCGTTGCTTCTCATAGAAGACCAGAAGGTATGTACAAGATAGCTAAGGAGAAAGACCAATGATGGAGCTAGCACTAATAAGAACCCTTATGGACAAGGAGTTCTACGATAACAACAAGGGTATCCGATGCCCTGATGAGTTGTTCAGTAAGGATGTGCGTAAGATCAAGCAGACACTAGACTACGCTATGACTACGTATGAACGCAGCCTGACTACCTCTGAGCTTGAGGCTTTGTTCTTTGCTAACAACAGCACTATGACTACAGCAAACAAGCAAGTGTACAACGATCTGTTCAAGCGTGTATCCCGTGAAGAAACCATGAACAAAGAGATAGCTAGTGAGGTACTGTCTAAACTATTCCAACAGGTACTAGGTAACAAGCTGGCTAACATAGGGTTCGACTATGTTAATGGGTCACTGGATAGCCTTGAGCCTGTACGTAATCTATTGCAGACATATCAGGATGACTTCACACCTAACCTTAAGTTAGAGTTTGGTAACATTGAGATTGATCACCTACTCAAGGCCAATGACATTCAATCCCAATGGAAGTTCAACATCCCTAGCTTAGGTAGGAACGTTGAGGGTATCAGTGGTGGTCACCTGATCATCGTAGGGGCACGGCCCAACACAGGCAAGACATCCTTCCATGCGTCACTGATAGGTGCGCCGGGTGGCTTTGCTTCTCAGGGTGCTAAGTGCTTGGTGCTATGTAATGAGGAGGCATATGAACGGGTGGGCGCACGTTACCTAAGTGCAGCTACATCTCTGTCTATGGAGGAGGTCAAGGGTAACTACGCCTTAGCTGCGTCACGCTATGAGCCAGTGCGTAAGCAGATAGAACTGTATGATAGTACAGGTAAGGACATGGGATGGGTTGAGGCTATCATCAAGGCCTACAAGCCTGACATTGTAGTGTTGGATATGGGTGATAAGTTTGCCGTTAAGAACAGCGACAAGTCAGATGTCTATCTTAAGAACGCTGCTATCCATGCACGTAACATAGCTAAGCAGTACGACTGTGCTATCATATGGATGTCACAGCTATCAGCTGATGCAGAAGGTAAGATCAATGTAGACCAATCAATGCTAGAGGGTAGTAAGACAGGCAAGGCAGCAGAGGCTGACCTTATGGTACTGATCTCTAAGAACCCTGTGCTTGATGTATCCGATGATGATGCAGATGATTCACAAAGGTACTTGATCATTGCAAAGAATAAGCTTAAGGGTGGATGGCACGGTAAGATTACGTGCGAGTTAGATGGGGCTAGGGCACAGTACTTAGCATAGAGAGGAGCGACAATGGAATTAGTTCTTGATGTAGAGAATACTGTAACACATAGGGGTGGCAAGATGCACCTCGATCCTTTCGAGGAAACCAATAAGCTTGTGCAAGTAGGTGTACAGGAAGTTGTGTCAGGTAAGCAAGACATCTATAACTTTGATCACGTTGAAGCGCAAGACTATGATGGGTCACAGGCCAAGCTACTACAAACTAAGTTGGATGCAACTACCATGTTGATACTACACAATGCACAGCATGACATGCCGTGGCTATGGGAGAGTGGCTTCAAGTATAGTGGTGCTATATACGACACTATGCTAGCCGAATACGTCTTGATGCGGGGCAACCACATGGAGGTCACACCTACTGGTTCCTACAAGAAGAAGTCCATTAGCCTAGAGAACTGTGCACTACGCCGTAACCTAGACTTCCAGAAGGATGGCACACTCAAGGCCTACTTCAAGGAAGGGTTCAACACTAACGAGATACCTTTAGTGGAGCTTACGTATTACCTGCAGTGTGACCTGTCTTCCACTCGTGCATTGTATGTAGCATTGCAGGAGGACTACGCTAAGCCTGACTCAGAATCTCTTATCAACATACGTGACATAACATTCAAGGTATGCCTTAGCTTATCTCGTATGTATTCCTCTGGCCTCAAGGTAGACTTGAAGGCACTGGAATCTGTGCGTACTGAGTTCGAGACAGAGAAGGCTGAGATAGAGGGACGCCTACAGATAAAGGTTCGTAAGCTTATGGGTGATACTCCTATCAACCTCAACAGCCCTGAGCAGATGTCACAGGTTGTGTTCTCACGCAGCATGGTTAACAAGAAAGAGTGGGCTGGCCTGTTCGACTTCACTAAGACAGACAAGGAGTACAGGGATGCAGTGTTTGCTAACAGCACACAAGTCCGTAAGACTACAGCGTTTACCTGCCCTGACTGCAATGGTACAGGCAGTGTGTATCGTATCAAGAAGGATGGCACAAAGTTCTCACGCCCTAACAAGTGTAAGTCATGCGACTCACGGGGCTACCAGCTAAGGAAGTCCAATGAGTTAGCTGGGCTAGGCTTCATGCCACCCAATAAGAAGTGGGTCAGTGCCAATGGCTTTAGTACAGGTAAGGACAATCTATCTACACTCATGACCACAGCTAAGGCTAACAACATGGACAGTGCAGTTGACTTCCTTAAGGATCTCAAACGTCTGTCAGCTATCTCAAGCTACCTTGCAGCATTCGTTGAGGGTATATCCGTATACACAAAGAAGGATGGGTTCCTTCACGTAGGCCTGACCCAGCACATCACTAGCACAGGCAGGTTCTCTGGACGTAACCCTAACATGCAGAACATGCCACGAGGCGGTACGTTCCCAGTAAAGAAGGTGTTCATATCTAGATGGGAGGGTGGGCACATCATGGAGGCTGACTTTGCTCAACTTGAATTTCGTGTTGCAGCATTCCTATCTCAGGATGCATTGGCTATTGCTGAGATTGCATCAGGCTTTGATGTACACAGCTACACAGCTAAGGTTATCAGTGATGCAGGGCAGGCAACAACTAGACAGGAAGCTAAGGAGCACACCTTCGCTCCCCTGTTCGGCGCTACAGGTTATGGCCGTACACCCTCAGAGGCAGCGTACTATCATCACTTCATAGAGAAGTATGAGGGCATTGCAGCGTGGCATAAGAGGCTAGGCAATGAGGCTATACGGTATCAGAAGATTACTAACGTGGGTGGTAGGCAGTATGCTTTCCCCAATACAGAGAGGAGGCCCAATGGGTTACCCACAAACTTTACTATGATAAAAAACTATCCAGTTCAGGGGTTTGCAACAGGAGATGTAGTACCTGTTGTGTTGGTGGAGTTAGAGAGTAGGCTAATGCCTATGCGTTCTACTCTGGTCAACAGTGTTCATGAC